AGTTATTTGCCTAGGATCTTCACTTTCCATGGCAATAATGAGTATTTTTTCTTCTTTAACTAAAAATGGTCTATATTTTATTTTCTTATTTGTTGATGGTATTTCCAATTCATAAGATGGAGTATTGATTTTCGGTAAAGGCATATTCTTTTATAAAATTCAGATAAACTATTTAGTTGATAATTGGTCGTCCTTGAGAGTCGAAAAATCTTCTATTTACTTCAGCGGTAGTTCTAGTATCTCTATTTGAATCATAAAAAACAACTCCACTTTGCCCACGAATTGGAATTAATCTAGGACCACTATTAGTATTATCTGCTAAATTAAAATTAAGTGATGGAAAATTCAAATTAAACGATGGCAATCCACAAACATATCTCTCATAATTGAAAGTAACTGTAGCTTTTAATACTTCAGATCCCTGATAAGAAACATTAACAGCATCTAATGCTATTGGAAATAATCCATAAAAAGTGTATTCTAAAATATTTTTATAATCCCTATCAAACTTAATAATCTTTGTAGAATCTGATTTATAATAAGTTGGATATTGCATTCTAAAAAAATAACCTTTTCGTCTATTATCAACACCAGATCCACTTGATATAAATTCCATCCAATATTCTATAAATTTTAATGATTTATATTGACTATCTACATAAAAATCAACAGTAGTTTGTGAAAACATACGAGTGTGTGCCATTTTTTCATTCACACCCGTAAAGTTTCCAGATATATCTGCCGTAGCAAAAGAACTTCCAGGTAAGGATGCAGAATTACATAATATTCCAGCTTCTTCAGCAACAAATCTACTATCAATTCCTTTGGACAGCAGATAAGTTGATAACTGCGATGAAAGACCTGAAAAATTTATTTGATAATGTGAGGTCTGAGCAAGATTAGTGAATATTGGTTTTATATCTGATATTCTTAAACGAGTTATTACAGACACTCTAAATATTTTATAAATTTGTCATTAATTATTTAGATGTCATATAAAGGAAAATATAAACCATCATATCCCAATAAATACAAAGGTGATCCAACAAATATAATTTATCGTTCCTTATGGGAACGTAAGTTTATGGTTTATTGTGATTTGAATGAAAAAGTTATTGAATGGGGATCTGAAGAAATTGCTCTTCCTTATAGATCTCCAATAGACAATAAAATTCATAGATATTTTCCAGATTTTTATATTAAAGTAAAGGAAAGTAATGGTGAAATTAAAAATTATATTATCGAAATTAAACCAAAGAAGCAGACGATAGAACCGATACCTCAAAAAAGAAAAACGAAAGGATATATTTACGAAGTAGTTGAGTATGCAAAGAATCAGGCTAAATGGAAATCTGCCAGAGAATTCTGCAAAAACCGTGGATATGAATTTAAAGTTCTCACCGAAAACGAACTTTTCGGTTATAAATATGGAAAAGATTAAGAATAAAGAATAAAAGACTATTGCACTTATGCTTATTTAAGTAATGGCAAGAAAAGTAAGTAAAATACCAAAAGGAAAGATTAAATCTCTTCTTACAAGTCAAAGAGAAAAACTTTCTAATCAACAAAAAGATGCAATACAACAAGAAAAAACTTCAGAAAATTTAGATAGATTAAAAGCACCTACTAAAAAATTAAATAGAATTCAGATGCTAGAGAAAGCAATTTCGCAAGCAACTGATAGTCCAGATGAACTTATGAACATCATTAGAGAAATTTTTAATGATATTGAGAAATATCCAAGACCAGGAAATATATACACATTTGTTTATACTGCAAAAACACCAGGAATTCTTTATGATCAACATCCATTATTAATGGTCGAATCAATAGATTTATCTGGATTTAGAGGATATAATGTACATTGGTCGGATCATAGGAATTATGTTTGGGAAGGAGTTGGAAGTTCATTTCATAAGATCAAAAAAGGAGAAGAATTTAATTATCTTCATGATGTTCCATATAGAAAAATATTGTCAACATAGTCTAAATAGTTAGAAAGTCTAAATGGCGGAAACTCTAAGATATCCATATCAAAAAATAGAAGATTATGATGATTATTTGGAGATTGGCATTGTAAAATACGTTGCTCCCGGAATTAGAGCAGCAACAAATTTAGTGCAAAGAACTTCATCACAATCTTTGGAGAAACCATCTTCGTACATATTTTTACCAATACCACAAAATATTTCAGATAGCAATTCCGTTGACTGGGGTGATGATAGTTTAAATCCTCTTGCGGCATTTGGATTGGGAGCAGCAGGTGATGTTATTAAAAGTGAAAATTATGCTATGGGACTAATTGATGCCATCAAAAAAGCTGGTGGAGCATCTGTTACAGCAGTCATAGATGGAAATGCGCAAAATTTAGCTCAAAGTGCATTTTCTGCAGCAGCAGTTAATTCACTAGGTGCAAATACATCATTGGAAAGTGTTCTTTCCAGAACTAGTGGTCAAGTATTGAATCCAAATATGGAACTTCTTTTTAAGGGAGTTAAATTAAGATCTCATAATTTTACATTTGATTTGGCACCAAGAGATTCGACAGAAGGGTATTATGTTAAACAAATTATAAGAACTTTCAAAAAAGAAATGGCTGCCAGATCAAGCAGCACAACTGGTAACAATGGTCTTTTTATCAGTGCTCCTAGCATATTTAAAATTGCATATAAAACTGGAGGAAGAAAGCATCCTTTTTTACCAGTTTTAAAGCCCTGTGCATTAATCAACATGGAAGTAAATTACACTGGTTCTGGTGTATACGCAACCTATGATGATGCAACTCCTGTTCATTTAAAACTAACATTATCTTTCCAAGAACTCAATCCAGTTTACTATGAAGATTATGATAGTGGTGATGGAATAAATGGAGTAGGATACTAAAATGGGATACTTTAGAGAACTTCCTGATTTAGAATATCAAGTTTTTGATAAAAGTCTTAGAAATTCTTCTTCAGACTATGTTAGAGTTAAAAATTTCTTTAGAAGAGTTAAATTGAGAAATGATTTGTACAATGTAGCAACTATTTTTGTTAAGTATCAAATATCAGAAGGAGCTCGCCCAGAAACAGTTGCCGAAGAATTGTACGGAAATCCAGAACTAGATTGGGTTGTTATTATTTCTGGAGGAATTATTAATATTAGAGATGAATGGCCACTTTCAGACAGAGATATTTACAGATACTCTGAACAAAAATATGGAGAAAATTTAAATTCCATAAAACATTATATAACCACAGAAGTTAGAGATTCTCAAGATAGATTAATACTTCCAGCAGGTAAAGTAGTAAATTCAAACTTTACGATTAGTAATCCAAATAATAAAGGATCATTTTTAAATCCAGTTACTGCAATTACTAATTATGAATACGAAGTTGAAAAAAATAATAAAAAAAGACAAATTTATCTGTTAAAACCAACATATCTACAGCAATTTGTCAATGATATGAGAATAATAATGCATTATGAAGAGTCTTCCCAATACGTTAATGATCTTTTAGTTAAAACTGAAAATACTAGAGTCACATTACCATAAAAGTTCTAGATTCTTATCAAAAACCATCACATATCGGTGCTTGCGGGAGCGTTCTTTCCACTCTCCTGCAGCACCTTTAATTTTGCCTCTAGAGTGTTTAGTTCCGTCTGCATAGTAGAAATCTTTTTTTGGGTCTGTGAGTCCGCAATATTTAAAATTACAAGCACGATAGATTGTACCATTATGTAAATCACTATCAGCGTAAGAGATGATTGCCTTAACTTCAGTATCTTTTCGTAACTGTCTAATCGCTTTTGAAACAAACCAAGAAGTGATATTATACTCGCTCTGTTGAGTTTGTGGATGAATGCAGAGTCGTGAAAGTTCGAATAATCCTTGTTGCTCATTTCGTTCAAGTCCAAAAGCACCTTTTGCGATTTCTGGAACAGGCAGTCCCGTAAAAATTATTGTTCCAAGTAATTGACCTATGTTTAGTGGAGAAAAATCATTCTTTTTAAAGAGACCAAAATTATGTCCTGATTTGAAAGTCTTAGAATAATCTTTAAGGTAATGATAAGTCAGTAGAAGTTCTTCTGCCTGCTTCTTTGTGATACGATCAAGATAATAATCAGATTTCATAAAAAAAGGGGAGGATCCTTGACCTCCCCCACATTATAGCACACTATCAACCCTTCGTCAATTTTTTGCCTTTATTCCACGGAACTCTTCCTTTAGTTGCTTCACTTATTTTTTTTCTAGTTTCTTCACTATGTTTTTGTTTTGGTTTCCCTCTTGCTCTTAAACCTTTTTCTATATCAGACTGTTTTCTTTTTTCAGTCATAGTTTTTGGAGTTTCTCTATTTGCTTCGGCAATTTTTCTTTTATGCGATTCTGATAGGGGTTTTCCAAGTCTTCCTTTTCTTCTGTTTTCAATATCTTTTTCAGTCATTATTTTTCCAGAACATCCATCTCCACCATTAGTTTTATTATGAAGAATTCCCGTTTCTAAATCTTTTCTCCCAAACACAGCAATCATATAGATTTCGTGATTAAATGCTTGCTCTTCTGTAAGATTTTTCTTTAAAAATAAAATTCTTTCTTTTGAAGGGGGATAAAAAGTGCCGTGCTTTAAAAATGCTCTTCTACCTCTACCTTTACCAATATAGTAAGGTGTTCCGTCTTCACGCAAATATGCGTAAGTGTAAAAGTTATTCATACTACTTTATTCGTGGTTATATCTATTTATACAAAAAAAGGAGCATTTTTGCTCCCATTCTTTGCTTAAACAACCACGAATAAGCATTAATATTTAGTCTTGTGCCAAGCGAGCGAAATACTGCAAGGCATCATCATCTTCATCATCTTCAATCGTAGAAGAACGAGTAGGAGTTAGATTCTTAAGTTCAGAACGAAGATCATCAGTAAGTTCCTTGGTAGAACCACGAGTGTATTCTTCCTCTTCACCTTCTTCTTCATCAAGACGCACAGATGCTTTCGATCCAAGCACAGAATGAAGACGTGCTTTCAACTCTTCATAAGTCTTGAATTGGTCAGGAGAAACAAACTCAGCAAGAGAATACTGCTTCTTCCAGATTGCTTCCAGAGCATCATCATCATCTAAAAGTGCCTCAGGACGGGCAAACTCACTAGAATCATAGTTGCGATAACCAGCAACATTCTTTGCCTTTAGTTTGAAGTTAGCACCTTGCCAGAAGTCAAACGGATCAATTGCTTCCTCATCTTCAAACTCAGGTTGCATTGCAGCAGTGAGTTTATCAAAGATTTTCTTA